TAGCCAGCATTTATTTGCTGACTCATTTTTTGCACAAAAATAAGGCTCCCCGATTTCTCGGAGAGCCTTTTTACTTTTACCACTCTTTAATTGTGTATAATACTGTACCGCCGGCCATGCCGCTGCTGCCGACATGCGCGATGCCTTCAATCCGTCCCGCCTGATAGCCGACGGACAGATACGGCTTGCCGTCGATGTAGGTACCGCCGGCTTTGATTTTGTGATTGTTCCGCAAATTGATTTTGTACACGTCAACCTTATGTTTTTGTTCATCCGCCGTGACGATGGTACGGTCACTTTTGGTTGTCGCCTCTTTCGGCAATCCTGTATCACCGTTTTTAATCTGCTCCGCCGTTCTGTCGGCGGCTGTTTGCAGGTTCGGAGCGGTTACGTAATACGATACGTTCGGTTGTGTCGCCCCGTCATGTATCCGCTCGATACGGGTCACGATGTCCCGCGCAGTTCGGTCATCGACGTGCAGTTTCTGTTTGACAGCGTTTTTGTCCGTCGTATCGGAAAACTGCATGCGTACGGGGCTGTCTGACGGCGATTTAAAGTGTTGCACGGCAAAGTATATGCAAAGCAGGCAAAACGCCGCTACAGCGACAAAGAGGATGGGTTTCAAAGGTTTTGTGTTTTGTAGCGTTGGTAATTTCATGTATTCAATCCCTTTTAGTTTAACAAAACAGTATTCTTGATTATAAATATTTCCCCTCACCCGATTCGGAAATATTCAGGCGCGCGGTGGGGTATGGCGCGCCTTCCCGATACACCCCTATCATAAACGCAGTGCCATCGAATGGCGTCGGAAGCGGGATATCGACAGCCCAGTTTTCGTTGGCGGTGTAAAATATCAGTTCACTCGGATCTTCTTTAACAACTGCGCATTTGAACAGCGGAGTTGCTGTTAAGTGGACTACCGTATCCCCGATTGATACTTTTTGTGCAAGCGCCACAAACGGGTGTGAGCAGACTTTCCCCGGAGGGATTATTTCGTTGATAATAGCGGTTAAAATGTCAGAGAGTTTATCTGATTTTGTGGCCAGCTTCTTTTCCTGCATCAGGGCCGAGACTTCTGGGAGCGACGTATTCCCTTTAAGCTATCAAGCCATTCTTGCTCTGTACCTGTGAATCCGCGGTCTTTGGCAAGCAGATAAGCGCTCTTGCCATCTTTACCGGGCGCACCTTGTGCACCGGTTTTGCCCCGGGGACCTGCCGGGCCTGCCGGCCCGGGCGTTCCCGGAACTTGTACCGCTTGCACCTGTACCGGGTTGTCAAATTGTACTTTTACTTTTAGTTCATCCATTTTTCATACCTCCGTTTTTAGTGCAAAGATTCTTCTTGAACGATTTGCATATCGCCCATAATTATCTTATAACTGTACTCGCCCGGCTTTTGCACGAACACGTCGTACCGCGCGGACTGATACCGCCGCGATATCGCAAGGCTTACATTGCCCGGTATCTTTGCCGTGACTACGTTTTTCGCGACACTGCACGCGGCGGATACGAGTGCTACGTCATTCTTTGTGCGTATCTTCATGACAGCTGTTGCGCCCGTGAAGTCGTGTTCGCCCTCGATTATGTATTGACGCGTGAAGTCGGAGCCGCAGTGCAAGGTATCGTTACATATCGTCATGCTCGCTCCCCCCTTAATACATAACATCCAAATCCACAGAGCAGCCGCCGATATTCCCGGCGTCGGAGTATTGCCAAATTGCGCAATTCTTGTCCGGATATTCCCGCTTAAAGTAATTCACCGGCCCGTACGTTGCGACAAAGAACGGCACGTAGTCCGGGATGCTCTCCAGATTTACATAGTTGACCAAGGTATCGTAGCTGCCGTATATGCCGACGTACTTACCTGCGGCGTTCATTTCATTCACCCACGCCATGATGACGGACGTCAGTGCAGACGCGCCAAGGTCTCTCTGCACGTCTTCTTCCACGTCCAGCCAGATACCGGCTTTCAGTTCGACGCCGTGCAGGTAAATCTCCAGCTGGTCGATGAGCCACATTGCCTCCTGCTGCGCCGCCCATGTCGTCGTGGCCAGACTGTAAAAGTACACGCCGATATCCATTCCCGCCGCCTTTGCGGCGTTGATATTATGTATAAATAAGTCATCCAGTTCCTGCTGCCCATCCCAGCGGCTGCGGCCGATACGGACGATGCAGAAATCCTTACCCGCGGCTTTGGCCGCTTCAAAGTCAAAGCATTCTTGACAATAACTCACGTCAATTCCTTCTGTCATTTTTGTCATCTCCAATCTTTATAAAAGCGTTAGTAACATTCGGTTTTTGTCCTTCGGGGGAGTTATATTTGCTGTCTAACCCGTATTTCGTCCACGCTGCTTTTGCCAACCCGACAACAGTTACAATCCCCGCGCCGACAGCCGACACCCCCTGCCAACAGCTATTGATTTCAAACCGTGTGCCATACAATCCATTGCTCCAGAATCCGTATAGCCAAGACAACACAATAACTACGAGCAGTATAAAGAGTACCACGGCTAGAATAGCGATGAGCGCAAGCCAATTGGCCTGCGCCCATTCTCCGAATTTAATAAATTTACTCTTCATATTCTTTTTTTATCCTCATATCAAGCACGGTGTGATAAATCGTTGTCATCACTCCGTTCTTACCGAGTGCATGATAGCTTTCGTACATGTTGATAAAGTTCTTTTTTTCCGAATACGTGATACCCTCTTTTTTGTACCGCTCATATTCTATGAGCATTCGGCAGCGCAGCAGTGCTTGAACACCTCTGTCCAGTCCGCGGCGGCGGTTCTTTTCGGAAACGTAAAAAGCCAGTCCCGCGGACAGCAGCATCGGAATAACTGTTTGCGCGATAAGTGATGCAATTTCAGTTGATATTATCATTGGTTAAACGGTAGCCCCTTTCCTTACTCAAACTCATCAACGGTGTTCGGCGTAACGCCGTCGACGTTGACCGTTAAATAACTAAGCTCTTTTGAGCCGATAAAGAGTCCCGGCGTAGTTGACACGAGTGGAAGTTTTGTTTCCGTCTCAATCGTACCGACTCCGGCATCTCCGGAAAACGCGATACCCTGCCGCACTTGATACTCCGGAAAGCCACCTGACTCTGACGTGCCGCCGATAGCGATACCGTCCACTACTGAATTTACGATTACCGCTACTTTGTACGGATGGCTTTTGTAATCTTGATGTATTTTATAAATATCTCCGGGTTTGTAATACCCGTCAAGCTGTAGCGTTCGGTCAACAGGATCCGTGACAACGAGATACGGCAGTCGGGAGTCATAAAGAATATCGGCTGAATACTGCTCCAGTTTGCCCTGTTCCTGCTTTTCTTCTTCGGTACGAGTATCCAGCTTCGGAGAATGATATTTTTCTTTCCAGAATCGATGAAACCCGTACACTTGTAGTCCTGCTTTAGTGTCGTCGATTCCCGGAAACGCTTTGAGAGTTGATAAATTGGGGCGGGCTTTTCCGAGGTTAGTGTTCTCCATTTTCGGCCCGTACCCGTTAAGAGTTCGTTGCGACCCCTCATCCACAATCATTTGTGCGGACGTGTGCCAGGTCGTGTATCGCGGTCGTCCCCCGATCTGTAGATCAATAACCAGTTTTTGAACGCTTCCGTAACCGTCTATACGTTGTTGAGTCGTCAGAAAGTCATACACATATAAATCAATGCGATTGTATATTTCATCTACTGTAATATCACTGCCGTCATTTTTTCTGACCGTTATAGAGTACACAACCTGTATTCCGTCAGCCAACGCAGCCCCTGCCGGCTTCCCCGCTACTGTGTATGACGAATTACTGACAACCCATTCAGCGGTAAAGTTATATCCTGACGGCAGCGATACGGCAATAAGTGGCGGCGTGCCGTACGAGATGGGGTACAAGATGACATTAGCGAGTATCGTAGTCGCATTTCTGGATATCACACTCAAGTACGCATTTTGGCCTTTTCGTACCTGCCCCCACCCGGGCAGCTTATCGGGTCTTATGTTTTTCAAGCGCTTAATCTGCGACATACTTCTTGGACGGCAGGCCATATTGTCGAACTCGCTATTAATAATTATTTTTCTATTTTTGTTTGCGATTTGTATTAACTCCATTACTTCGCTCCTATAACCAGATACCCCCAATATGGGGACTTAATGAAATTCTGCTTGCTGCTCTGCGATCCGCCATCAAAATCCATGCGATGTTTATCCGGGGTGTACCCGGTCGTCGGTGAATCGGCATCCGGAATTTCAAAGTAGTATTGAAGCGCTTTGCGATCAAAATCGACTACATGAGCTTTTAGTCGATTTCCGATAACAGCAACCCAGAGTGTTTCGTTTGCGGTTAACACGTCGCGGAAAACCATCCGGCCCATACCCAACTGATTATATGGCACTGTGATATCCACATATTCTCGGCGCTGGTACTCGCGTACCACGGCTTTATCTTCGACAGAAAGGCTGTTGTAATACTCATCCGTGATGCCCCCCGGAGGCGTTGCCGAGCCTTGCGCGGTTAACCAGTTTTGTATCGCCGTGCTCCGTAGCAATTTAAACTTTTCTGTGTCGCCATGGTACAACTCGAACGCATAATCGTTGCTCATGCAGACCGGTTCCAAGCCGTAGCACATCCATATCTTATCGATTACCCGGCACATCGTGCTGTCCGGAGTCATAAACTGCACTCCGGATTTATTGCGAATCTCAAGCCCTATTCCCATACACCAATCCTCACTCTCAATTCATTATCCGTATCGTACACCTCAATCAAGTTATCCTTAATTTCTGTCCGCGCCCCGGACGTCGCTGTCCGCAGCGTCCCGATGCGGGCGCTTATCGCGTCCAGTGTATCGACTTGCAGCTTATCCGCAGATACGCTTTTTGCCTGTAGCATGTTCTTTGTGATGATGTTATCCTCGAACAGCGCCTGCCCGGTCACGTGCAGCAGTTTACCGTCAATGCGCACGCCCGAAGTGGACAAGTTAATGCGGGTAATCAGCCCGTCGCCGTCCAGCCCGTTCAGCGCTTCCGTGATGCGAAGGTCAATGCTGTTACTAAACTGCGACAGCTGCGTTTGTACGTTTGTCTTTAAATCCGTGACGGACTGTTGAAGACCTTCCGCTGTCTGAGTAAGCTTGGTCTGAAGCCCGGTTACATCAGATTTTACGGTCCCTACTTCAGCTTCAATCTTAGCGATATTCTTATCAATCTCATCAAGCCCTAAGGCTTCACGACTGATGATTGACTTATCTATCTCAAGCTTAACTGTGGCAAGCTGTTCACCACTCTTTTCGCCTTCTCCAAATATATCCACATACGACACTCGCACTCGGTACACGCCAGGCGCAAGAATCAGTGAGAATGAATTAGTCGGAGTGAAGTAAACCGCATCATCGACGTATACGTTGGCACCTCGACAACCGAGCGGGATGGAGTCAAACGTAACGCCGATACCCAACATACCGCCTTTAGCCATTATGTGTGTCGGAACTTGCGGCACCTTAACGTTATACTCAAGCATAGCCGGTGCGCTGTACCCCTTTAGCGGATTGTGAGCGTATAAATACACCCGTCCAGTTCGTTCCGACAATGTGCCGACATAGGTCGTATTTGTGCTTTTACCGATTTTTCCGACTTCTTGCCCCGGATTCAAATCATGTCGAATCTCATAAAAGTCAATGTCAGCGTTTCGTACCTCGAGCCAGTTAAACGTGGCCGCATTTCCGAACGTAACGGCAAAGCCTTGAGGTGTATTCGGGACTTCTGATTTCATTTCGACCGTAAACCGCTTAATGAGGCCTTGTGAGTAGTTGCCGTGTCGGTCTTTAACCCTGATTCGAATGTCATACGTATGACCAAGCTCACAACCACTGATGACGATTTGGCCATCACCGTTACCGCCGTACTTCCAGTCCCCTGAGCCTTCTTTATACCAACCTTCGGCTGTATCAAAGCTTGTAATCTGCGGCGGATCGAAAGTCGCAATGACGTCGAAAGACGAAACACCATCGCCTAAGTCGTAATATTTTGTATATACGGCAAGGTCTCTAACTTCAGGAATGTAATACGGCTGTATCGTATACTCAATAGCCTGCACTTCGGAAAGGTCTTGTTCGTTAGATCCGAACATATTCACTGAAGCACACTTAATCCATATCTTCTTGCCGATATCTTCCGTACGATACGGAGCATGAAACAGTGCTTCATCGATACGGACACACTGCGAACCTTCGGCGTGGTTATTAGCTGTCGTGGCGTATTGGCCACGCACTAGGCCTGTTAGTAAATACCGCCCGTCAGGCTGAAGAGTCGCCCCTTCATAGCTAAGGCACTCACCGTCAATCCAAATGAGCGTGTTCCCTCGCTGAGCGTCGATAGCCGAGCCGCCTCGAAGCTCACCTGAGAAGAGTTCGACTGTGCAGCTTGTTGATTCGGCTGTCATGGCTGCGGCTAGTCGTCCAATACGTGCCTGTGCCGTAATCTTACCGGCTTCTTTATATAAATCGCCCGTATCGGATACCCACACCGTGCAACCGCCCCAACCGGACGGAGCCGTTACACCTAATAACAACTCGTTACCTGATACGTCTCCAGGTGTCTGCACGATTGCGTAATGGTTAATAGACGGAGCCGGAACATTATAATCAGTAAACGGCCGTTCGTTCTCATGTACATCGTACCGTGCCGGTGCATATGTGCCAGGCGGTTTTCCTTCTGCTGTGATTTCAAGCTCACCGTCAGCCGCCTCATTAACGGCCGTAATAACAACGACTTGCCTGTCGAGTTGGCATAATTCATCGGTAAGCGTTACAAGGTCTCCAGGCTCAAGACGGCAAAACGCCCAATCTAAATGAAACGTGTACTGGTTCTTGCTGTACAGGCGTTTCATCGCTAATTGTTCAGCGTAATACTGCGCTCTCTTTTTCGTATATAGGTAGTGTGCAGTCTTTTTACTAGCCGGCTTCATGCCGTTTTTCTGAACGTCAGCTACCACTTCGAAGGACACCGTTTCTTTTTCGTACCCGTTGGCACGATTGATAAATTCAACAGTAGCTTGGTTATACGTCTCCGAGCTGTCTTTACGCTTATAGATAACGAGTTGCCCGTCACTGCCAGGAATAAGGTCGTCAGCCGTAAGGTTGTATTGGATTTCTTTTTTAGGATTCCAGTCACCAACAGCTTTATCGGCTAGAGGTACAATCTTTAGCCGGTCATCAGACCAGAAAAGGTAACAATTTGTAATTTCGGCGATATCGTTAATGATTTGCTGTGCCTTTTTCGCCGACTCATCAGGCGGTGTCGAGATAAGGATGTCGGCGGCTGCACAATACTTACGGAAGTTCTCAATGCCCTCGATTTTGACATCCTCGATTCCTGCCGCCTTTAGCACATATAGAATATAGTCCGCAGGATTCACGTCGACCCCGTCGCCTGTCTCGAGAAGTTTCCCCTTAACCTCAAAATTATACGTCGGAAGGCTGCCACGATTCCCGAGGTCAACGACTCCTGCCATGTATGCCAATCCGCTGTACGGCAGTGCCTTTTCAGGGTGCTTGCTAGTAACATACGGCCACGGCTCCTGTCCGTATTCGCCTTTATAAAGGGATAACTGGATGTCGGCTTGAGGATACTCATAGACTTCCTTATCCTTCCACACCTTGCCGATTCCTTGTATAGGTCCTTCGCATAAAGCAATGGCTGCGGCGACGGTATACGTATAGTCTATTTCCGTATGCTTTGAGCCACCGCCTTTCCCGGTGCGACTTGTGTGCTTATGTTCGTGTGCCGTAAAATCATCCCAATAGATGATATTGCCCGAGACTCTTGTCGTACCGAGGACTTCAGGGACCGTTTCACCATATGAGGCACTGTTTATTTGGAAATCACCGATAATATCGGCTCGATTCGTTGTATTGTTCTTCTTGAATAAAAACCCCATTAAGCTGCACCCCCTTTCTTTGAATTGAAGCGATAGACGGCACGGAGCCTTGATTTCCCTCGGTTATCGTAAAACAGAATATCGTCGACATTCGAGATAATAACGCCAAGGTCAACGAAGGCGTGAATAACTTTGTCATTGCCGATATATACCGCACCATGACTTATACACCGACCGTATTGATATAGCAAAAAGTCGCCGATTTGAGGTTCTCCCTGAACTTCGTCGGCGACTTGCTGTATGTACTTTAAATATTTCTCTTCAGAACGATGCAGATGCCATTCATTCGAGTAGTTTTCTATCTGTAATTGGTCCTTTGTAATCATGCCCGATCCGATAAGTGACGCAACAAGAAGGTATGCACAGTCGACTCCGTGACCTTTGGCCATGGCATTATTAACATACGGAGTACCGAGCCACTCAAGAGCGGCGTCTGCAATTTTTTGCCCTGTACTTTTCATCGTATCGTCTCCTTCAACGGAACATACGGAGTGGCCCTGTTTCGTGCAAAATTATCGAATTTCTTCTTGCACGCTTCAGGTGTTTTATCGCAACCGGGATAGATATAAGCTTCGCTTCCAACGATTGCTTGCGTATCACTCGGACTCATATACATAACGGTACCGTTCGAACTGCTCATTATCTGAGTCGATTGCCCGGCAAGAGGACCCGATACCCATTCGATACCACCGGCATTGTAATAGCCGTCTTCAAACGGTACGTCTATTCCGACGGTGTTTACGCCTGTAAGTGCCGTTACTTTCATTCGCTTACGGTACTTCTTTATATCGACTCCGCACTCTTTGGAATACACGCAATAAGGGCATTGCGGATAGTACCGCTTACTCGGAAACTCTGTATTGAGCTTCTGCACAACAGATTTTACGTCAAGCGTTATCGTAAGGCCGCCACCTTGTTTTACCTCGACTGTGCCGGTGAAGATATCTACAGCGTCAATTAATGTTCCATCTTGCTTAAAGAACGCACGTTTTAACTCCATGGTAGCTCCGTCCAGTCCGCCATTATGAGCGACCGCCAGTATCGGGACACCGCCTATTTGGTCGTGCTTGTCGCATGATACCGAAACAGACAGCTTATCAACAGCCACATCGGAATGCGTTGAGGTCTTATTGCGAGTAATGACAGGCCCGTCTGCACGATATACATGGCCACCGTGACTTACGTTTGAGTCTGTATCCGTCCAGTAATATGCCATGCCGCTTTGAAGTCGAAGGGCATACAAGTCGCAACTGCGGAATGACTTTGCCGTATTCAAGTGTTGAGTTAATGCTTCTCCTGCCTGTTTCATTGCACGGTCACCAACTTAAAGGATTTTGATTTGTAAATATCTTTGTACTCAAGCTCTGCCGTGAAGTCACCGCTAAGTAACACCTTCCAGTAATACGTGTAATCGGCTGTGATGACGGCATCTGCAGGTACGGTATTAGTCGTTCGAATCGTGCCACCGTCTACAGTCACGTTCTCAACAGGAACACCGTCAGCATAGAGTTTTACGTTTTCCACGTATGCTACCGGTTCGGTATAATCACCGAAGCGCCGTACCGCTTGCCATTCACCTTGACTACCCTTGCCGAGAATAACGCCTTTTTCCGCATTATCTTCGGGGTCAAACCACAAGAAAGGCTCTGTGCCGCCCTGTACTTGCGACACAAAGCCCATCAGCTTTTTATATTCTTCCGGCTTGAGATAGGCAAATTCAGTTGTGATCGTGTACTGCGGATACCGCCACGTCGTCATCGTCCGCACTCTACCGGAGCCGCTACGCTTAGACTTCGTATCCCAGTGCTGCATCTTGGATGACTTCCACGCAAGTGACTTGATACGAGGGAATTTCTTCAATTTTTCCATGGTTACCACACTCCCGACGTACCGATAAATTCACGGTCCTGATTAACGGTGAACTGCCGGAGCACTCGACCGCCTTTCGACTCGAGCCAATTACTGAATGACTCGGCATCAAGTGCCGATACGTTCAGCGTGATACCGCCCGCCGCACCGCCGTTTGCCCGTGCAATTCCTGCGCCCATTTCGTCGTATGTCTGCGTCGATAACGGAATGACCGCTTCGGGATACTTACCTTCTCCAATTTCGGCGTATGTACGGCCTACTGCCACACCTCCACTTGCCAAGTGAATATTCGGTGTACCGCCCAATAGCGTATTCTTCGCCGTATACGCAAGCCCTGCCGCCGCTCCTATAGCAGACTGTGCGCTCCATGCTGCCATACCGGCCGTTGCCGAAGCTCCGAACGTCGCCATACTAACTTGTTGCGCCAAGGACGTCCATGCGGGTAGCTGTGCATTAGCCGCTGCGACACTGGTCGCCACTTCCTGCTGTTGCAGTGTTTTGCCCAAAATAGCCTGCTTCAATCGAGCCGCTGCCCAACTGGCAATGTAGTCCGACACGGATTTTACAAGGGCTTTGCCGATATTCTCAAACGCCTGCAGTAATCCGGATGTGCCCTGCAGCAGCCCCGATATACCTTCCTTCATAGCGTCAATGCCCGAAAGCATGGAATTGACCCACATCTCTTGATTATTGAAATGCGAGTCCATAACGGCCTGCTGATACTCTTCAAGTAGCTGTTTGCGGAGATTATAGTTGTCCTGCGTCGCCACATACTCATCAGTAAGAGCTTGCTGCAGAGCCGCAAAGTTCTGCGTGCGCATCGCCTCATCAATGGCCCACTTCTCTTCGGACATCTGACGATATAAATCGTTACGCTTCAACAGGTATTCCTGTTCCTGTGCGAGAAGTTCTTTATTCTTCTGTTCTTCAAACGTGATTTCGTTTTTCCCGACAATCTCATACGCAATGCCGTTAGCGTCAAGGGCCGCCTTGTATTCGGCCTGTTGCTGTTTGGTCATCTTGATGTACTCATCGGAGAAACCTTGCCACTTATCCGTAATGCTGTTTATGGCTTCCTCATGGTCGTGTTTAAGCTGCGTAAGCGGTGAAGCGCTTCCCGTCGAGTCTTTAATGGCAAGTGAGACGTTGAGGTTCTTCGCCATATCACGGACTTTATTCCACACTTCACGAATAGCCTGTTGTTCTTCGTGTTCAGCCTGGATACGCTTTTCGGCATAAATAGCCTGGAGATTTGTCAGGTCTTCCTGGTAGTGTTCGTTGGCTTCTTTGGATTTATTGAGTTCTTCCAGCTCTTTCTTATACTGCAGCTCGACCAATTGGCTTTGCTTGCCAAACATCTCAAGGTAGTTCTGTTGAATTTGCTCATGGATCCGTTTGGCTTCTTCGGCTAATTGGTTACCGGCACTACCTGCACCGCCACCTCCGCCTGAGCCACCTGACCCACCGCCACCACCGGCTCCTCCGGCATCGTAACCACCGCCACCTCCGCCGTCATAGCCGCCGCCGTCAATTTCACCGCCACCACCAGACAGTGCGTTAAACACATCTCCGGCTGCGGATTTAATAGTATCGCCAAAAGCCTGCGCTTCTTCAGGACTAATGCCTTCAATATTATTAATAGCCGAGAAATCAAAGTCGAATACCTGCGCAAGCTTAGCTCCAACACCGTTTACAGCGTTAATCAGCTTGTTGATGAGAGCGATAATCTGATTAATCGCCCAGGCCACGGTATGAACAAGAGTTTCCCATACTGCCGATGCGGTTTCTCCGAATCCCTGAGTCGCTGCGGCACATGTACCGAGAACTCCGGCCAAAACGGACAATATCGTAATGACAATACCGACGGGATTGGCCCTCATGATTGCGTTCATAACCTTAGTGGCAGCCCCAAGGGCCATTGTTCCGACTTTTGCCAGGTTAAGCGTACCGGATAAGGCCATCATGACGCCTCTTACTCCGGCTGTTGCAATAGCACTAGCTATCATAGCCGCCTTAAGTTGAATGGACGCAAGCGTAACGCCTATGGTCGCAATCCTGGACGCTACCATTTGCCCCTTATATAAGGCCTGTGCTGTGGCTGCCGCCTTAGTCGCTACCGATACGGCTAATATAGCCGTCTTCCAAGTCGTGAACGCTACCGCAACCCCGGCAATTATAGGCTTAATCTGATTGCCTATTCCAATAATGACGGAAAAAGCGGCTTTCATCGATGACGCCACATACTTTATAACCGTAATTAAAGCCGAAAACGACGCCTTTAACGTCGCAATAGCAACCTGTGCGACTGCGGCCATCACTCGAAAGGATATACCGATACCCTCAACAATAGCCTGGAAATCGCTCGAAGCGGTTATAGAGCTGAGTTGTTCAAGGACGGGCTGAAACGCCTGCAGAGCCTGATTAGAGAGTTGCTGTCCGATTTCGGCGAACGTCATCGGTATTTCTGCGAACTTGGCGTTCGTTTCTTCAGCGCTGTTGAATAAGGCTTCTTTAATGACATCGGCCGTAATAAGACCTTGCGATGACATCTCTTTTAGCTGTCCGACAGTCATCCCCATTTGCTGAGCAATCGCCTGTGCAAGCATGGGGGCATTTTCCATGATTGAGTGGAATTCATCCCCCTGCAATTTACCCGCCGCCATGGCCTGAGTTAACTGGTACATGGCCGCTGTTGACTCTTGGACGCTTGCTCCGGAGATTTTAAACTGTTTATTTAGCTGTTCGACAAAGGCTATCGCTTCATCATTCGAACTGAAAGCGTCCTTAGCAAGCATGTTCAGCTTAGCCACACTGTCGGCCATTTCGACGTACCCACCTCGAGACCGCTGTGCTGCCGCATAGACTTTGTCCATGATTTCGGTCGTCGTCTGAGTGCCGTCGTTAATAAGATTGATACGGGACTTAAGCTGTGCCATTTGGTCAGCCGTATCGGATACTTTTCCAGCAAGCTGGGCGACCTCTTGGGCAACCAAAGCTACGCCTGCCGCCGCCCCTGCCAGGGGCATCATCTTTAAAGCCTTCTTGGCGATACCGCCCATTTTTTCGCCCAGGGCATTTTCGAGCTTACTACCGACTCTGTCAATCGCCTGCTCGGCACTTGAGCTATCGCCTTTTATCTTGACGTGAATATTTGCGTCTGCCATTACAACTCACCCCCTTCTTCAAGCCATTCTCTCATAAATTCCATTTCCTCTTTTTTACGATCCAGTCGTGTCGGCGGATGTAAATCCTTCATAATGTCCTTCACTTTAATTTGGTTCTTCTTATCGAGCTGAACGTTAACAATAAGTGATGTCATATACGCCGTTCTGGCGTCTTCAATACGAGTCCGAAGGTCATACCCTTGAACCATCTTCTCGAACTCCATAGGCGTAAGCTCATAGAATTCTGACGGCTTTAAAGCCAAGATACTATAAGCCACTTTTTCGGCTTTTCGTACCCACAATGCAAAAGAAGAGGGGGCATTATGCCCCCCGTTTAGTTTTTTACTGCTTCGTCTTCTTCGGCTTCGATTTCGGCATCGTCTTCGGGTGTCTTTTCTTCAGGGAATGCCATGAAGTACGCCTTCTTACCGAGAATTCCGCTACCGGTAATAGCCTTCATAATCGGCATAATAATATCCTGTAACTCAACTTCTCCATTATCGAATAATTCCTGCAAGCGATCAGAATAAAACTGAACACTACGACGCCCATACTGACGAAGGCCAATTTCATATGCGGTTATGATGTCCGATAAGGACAATTGCTGAATAGCGTTATAAATCGGCTTACCGACTGCCGATTCAAATTCAGCCAGGCGTTGGATATTAAAGTATAAGCGTTCACCCTTGCCGAAGAAGTCGCATTTAATCTGTTTCATGGTTTATATATTCCCCTCTCTTAGGCTTTCTTCAATTCAGATAACGGACCAATGCCTGCCAAGGTACCCTTATAAGACGCCACATCATCATGCGGAGCTTCAATGGAAAGTTCCGTAATGGATGCCCACCCTGTTACATAGGATTTATCTGGATATTCGAACTTGAGGTGTACGGGCTGGTCTTTCAGGAATGCATCGTTTAGTGCTGCGAGCCCATCATCGTTGGCCATGAGCAAAGTATCAAGTTCGATGCTCCATTCTTTAAGCCCCGGAAGTGTAGACTTCCAACCGCCCGAATCTTTGTGAGACGCATCAATGGAATCGGCTTTACGGCTAATGGATCCGCCCTTCTGACCGCCGATTTTCGTCCATACCGCCCCTGTCGTTTCGTCTGTTCCCGTATTTAAGTAGATAAAATAATTTTTACCCACCGTTGCAAGCGAATTTGCCGCAGACGGTGCCAATGCTTTCTTTGTTGTTGCTCCCGGCATTAGAATATTCCTCCTTCACGAGTCAAATCAAAAAGGCGACACTCAATCGTATACTGCGAACCGAGTAGCGGTCGCAATGCGTCGAGGTCGCCCGTTTTCTGTTTAACCTTTAAATCTAAAATTTGATAGTTGCTGTCGCTAAGTACGCATACAGATTCATTGAGTGAACCAACGGCTTGCCGCATTTCCTTTAAGGCTGCGTCGATTTGTCCTTCAAGCTCACTGATTCGTGCATATCCTACAGCAAGGTCGGGGGCATCATTACGCACCCACGCCTCGAGATAAATCGTAACGAGAAGTTCATTTTCCATGCTCTCATCATTGGCCGTTTCAGAGCCACGAACAAGCATGATTTTACCGATTTCGTCAATATCGGCATGCTGCGGAATCACAGCCCCGAGTTGTACGGGAGCCGATACCTTGTGAGATGTAAGCACATCGTTAAGACGCTTCAATAATTCAAACCACATAGTCATATATGCTTACCCCCTGAAGATTTCACACGACCGATAGCCGGAATAGTCCGTCGGATTTCCTGTAAGCTCTTCCGGTGTAATGGTACTTTCGAGTCTCTTTATGCGACTCTCAATATAAGATAGCTTCTTACCGTAGAAGTCGTCTGTCTCCCCGCCTCTACCGTATGCACCGGGCAGACTGTAAGCCTTACGCACACAGGTTTCTCTGTACGTATATAAGGTGACAAGCTCATCAGTCACGAAGCTCCGGATAACCTTATCTTCGGACACACCAAGACGCTGTGCAAACAAATACAGCCATTTCTCGGCAGTTGCAAGGTCGTCCTTGGTGACGTTCTTGCCAAGCAGCTCATCCGTAAACGCCATTTCAGCTAAGTTGTACAACATATGCATTCACACTCCCTTAAAATTTGAACTCAATCTCATACAACTGACCGTTTGATTGTCGCTTCGTAATAACATCTGCCACGTCCTTCGTGGCCAGCTTCGTATATTGGCCAAAGATACGAATAATGTCAGACCGTTTTGTTGCAAGGGCCTTATACAAGAACGGGTTCATGCGAGTGCCCGGATGCATAACGGACTTAGCGAATATGAAGTCATTGCCGCCGGTCGGGACCCACCGTAGGGCCTTACGCCTTTTCGCCTTAATGACGTGCGGTTTCGTACCTTCGTGGACAAACGGGCCGTACGAAGCAAGCCCCTCATCAAGATACACGACGGCACACTTATCATTAAGCATCCGCATATCGACAGAACGGGTCAAATCGCCCGTTCTCGACGTGTAATCATGGTGCGTCTGTGCTTCGTCCTGTACCGCGATTGCCGAAGCCTTTACAGCTTGCCGTATACGCTTGTCGAAGATGTCCCGACTGACGCCCATATTACTCGCCTGCCTGTTCTGCCTCTTCGGCCGATTGTTCTACAGCTTCGACCTTCTTGCCCTTTGCGCCCTTCTTCGGCTTTGTTTCAACCGTTTCTGCCTCTTCGGCCGATTGTTCGTCTGCCACAAAGCCTTCAGCTTTTAATTGCTGAAGGCGGTATTCGGAATCGGCGTACTGGACTTCATTGAGCCGAGTCAATCGAACTGCTTCCATGGGTTATACCTCCTTATGCGCCCGTATTTACGAATACGCCTGCAAGCTTGTTGCTCGGAATCCACAGATCGTGATATTTACGATAATCGAGCTTCCATGCGTCGGCATTTTGGTTCGTGTCGGGCTCAAAAATACGGACTTTATCCGTCTTAGATACAGCAATCGGTGCACGCTGGGCAATGACAATCCAGTTGATGTCTTTGGCCTGCGTGTCGGCCTTGAAACCGCCTTTTTCTTGCCCGGCCGTTTTGCCGTCATTGAATACATATTGCGTTTTCATGCGTGAAGACGGTACCCCGAAGATGGGAATTTCATTGAATGTCCGTACTTTTGTCGTGACGGTACCTGCCGTGAAATTGCCGACGTCAATATACCGACGAATATTAGCCGCATTGTTGAGAGCCGTTTGAACCTTTCTGTTCATAATGATAACAAGGGGTTCACCGTCACCCACTACGTCTTGTACAGCCGTAATATCCTCTTCAAGTTGCCCGATGATATTATCTGCCGACGGTGTGAATGCTGCTTTTTCTTTGCTCGCACCCTTAGCTAACGCCGCAATACGACTATACCGATACGCATCAACTTCAGGAATGACTTGCAGGCGCTGGAACTCGCCCATTACGTTTCCGGCAGCCGTCACAAAGTTTGTTTCATCAACATCCATGGCATCAAGTGAGAACGTCCTGCCACGATCCTGCGTGAGCTTGTACGTCCCAAATTTCAGCGTAACCGCCCCACGGACAAATCCGTTATCCCGATCATACTTCGCAAGACCTGCCGTTGTAATTTCAGGCATTTTTACTTCATCGCCGCCGTTATATTTGACTTGGGTAGCGTTCGTTTCCATCCAGCCGGAAGTCGCTCCTGCGAGCATCTGCGTATCAAGAGAACCCTGGAAAATCTTTGCATACTCTAATGTGTTAATTGACATTGTTTAGTCTCCTTTCGCGGCCGGGGGCATCCCCATAGCCGCTTCAAATTGTGCTTTTACATCATTGCCGGCATTCTGTCCAGAGCTTCCTTGTCCGCTACCGCCGTTTTGGTTATCTTTCACCGCCCAAGGTTTCCCTTTGAGCCATGTGGTAGCTGCGTCTTCAATTGTCCCGACAGTGCCGTCTTCTTTCTTGAATCCATACTTACCATCATCACCAACCTCAATGCCGCCAACAATAAGCTTTGCAAACTCTTTCGGATCCATTGCATTATGCTTTGTCAGGGCATCAACGGTCTGTGCCATGATATCGGTCTGGATTCGTTTTTGTTCGGCTTCTTGCCTTGCAGCCTTTTCTGTCTCGAACGATTTTGAAAGGTCATCGAATTTCTTCAGAAGAGTCTTATATTCTGCCGTTTGCTCTCCTGCTCCCGGCTTTTGTAACTCTGCAATTTGATTAGCCAACGTGTCCTTGGCTTCGGTTAACGTCTTAACCAAAGCTTCAGCCTTTTCTTTGGCTTCTCGCTGCTCTTTCGACTCTACATTCAATTTCCCGACTTCTGCTTTAATGGTCTCCACCATTGCCGCACCACCGTCGAGCTTTTCCAGTGCTGCATACAATTCTGCCATTGTCATGGTTCTCATTCTCCTTTTCGAACACATCAATATATGTGATGCGGTCTCCTCCGCATTTCACCATTAAAAAATGCCCTACGCACCACTGCGCAAGGCATGAAAAAAGCACCCATATCTGTGAGTGCTTTTAAGCTATATATGTGATTTTTTCGATATCATCAATTGAGATATCCACTATTTCTTCATGTTCCGTATCTTCGAAAATAAAATACCCGTCGCCATAATCATCAACAAGACAACCTTCACGCCCATCTTTTAATATGACGCAGTCAAATTCTTTAGGCTTCATTTTTACTCCTCCTTTCTTTCGGGTTTCAAATACGCCGTGATATATCGCGGCATTGCAGTCCCATGGTCAATTTGCCATACAGTAATCAATTGAATCCGATCTCCTTGTAATGTCGTAACATAGGATTTCCCTGTATATTTGCGGCCATGTAGTGTTTCTTTTACAAACGTAATTTCACTGTTGCTTATACTATTACGAATAAAAGCCTCAAACGCTTCCTTCTTTTTTAAAGTATACCCCAGATATTTTTCAAACGCAACCGCCTTAGGGCTTCCATCCGGATGTCCTTTATTTAGAGAATATTTAACTATTTTATCTTTCGAGATAACGAGTTTATCCGGGTCCTCAAAACCTTTCGGCACGGGGCGTCTAACCTCAAACCCTTCTTCAGATACGCCCCTAGCACTAGTAAGCCACTCTTTTTTACCGCCCATTACATCTCGGCGGCCATGCACACCAAGCAGACGCTCTTGCTCACGCTTCGGCAAGGTGTCGATGTACGCCTTTCCACCCTTGTCGACGTTATCCTTTCTCTTGCTCATGTCAATTATGCCGTCGACAATCGGCTTTATTCTGCATAAGCAGTGAGGATGTGCCGGAAGCTTCGGGAATTTATCCTTCGGGAAGACACCCTTGCCAAGGCCGTACAGGTCGGCATGAGCGTATACATCGCAGATATCGCACCGAGGATGGCGATCTGATAACTTCCATTGAAGAGCAACGATATCCGAGTCATCAAGGTATTTTGCCATCATGCCATCGGCATAGGCTCGTGCTCGCTCCGTCCGTGCGATACGTTCGGCCGCATATCGTGTTTTTTCCTGCACAGCCGTTTCGACAGCCTTGTCGATATTCTCCTGCGCTACCGTTTCAATAGCATTCAGGAGCTCACTATATGCCGCTCTGAGTCCCGCCATGGTCTCCTGTCCTACAAGCCCTCGAGCATGGCGAATGGCAGCCTTCCACTTGGCGACGGATTCATCATCGAGCCAATGGGGAACAGTCAACTCCTTTACTTCTTTGATAAAATCCGGTATGTCTTGTTCGGGAATAATGCCGCCTTTGCCGTACCCGTCGAACAGCTTCTTTGCTGTTTTAGCCGCTGTCTCACCTTCTTTGATGGCCTTGCCAATGGCCTCGGCCGCTTCAGCTTGTACTCTCTTCCCGTTTTTATACAGCCGCTCCGACAAGGTCACACCGTCGTCCGTCCACGATTTACTCATGGCTTCTGATATGGCTTCACTCTCAAACCTTGCCGCAGACGCATTCCTTCCATACCCATCGGCGAAATCCTGCACGAGATCATCAAGTAGATCCTTGTGCAAATTCTTCATAATCGGGTAGCGGCGATAGGCTATCTTTACGGCTTCCCTCGGCGTAAAACCAGCACGGATTAAGGCTCGGAGTATACGCTCGAAGCCGTCCAAGTCATCATTGAGATTACTCTGCGTTCTGTCCTTCGGCATTTACATCACCCTTATCATCCGTCGTCGGCTCGAACCGTTGCTTCATTAAATCCCTGTCTCTTTCAGCTTCATCGAGTCCGTCCTCTATCTCGCTTACGATGTCGTCGTATGTATCCGGCTCAATATTCGGCATATACGCCTCAAGGACCTTTTTGCTTACCTCGGCAGCAAATGTATCGGATCTAAATTCAAGGTCGAGTGCCTGTTGTGCCTGGGAAAGTGATTCCGTAACATCGTTTATCTGGAAGTCCCTCGGGTACTCGACTTCGTAATTAACGCTTTCCTTCGCCCATAATTCATACAGCTCAATGATGTCTTTCTCGGCTTCTTCACACTGAACGGAGAAGTCCGCAAGGCGTTGATTGGTTCTCTCAAAGTCCCATTGCTTCGCCACGCCACTCTTCGACTGTTCTACACCGACTACCGAGTCAATACCGCTCATGCGGTACATTTCCTTGATAAGCCGGTCAATTTGTGCCATAAGCACTTCGGCCGGTCCCTTGTCCGGCGCAATAAACGCCGGTGCGTGAGATGACTCTTGAGGATATAACAGCATGTTATTCGTCCCGAGTGTTACGTCGGGAGTACTGCCGTCTGCCGGCATAGTCAGCACGGAAAACGTCTGATTATTGAGTATTTGCGTCAAGAGGCTGCACAGATGATACACATGGTAATTTGTCTGCGCAATACTCAAAAACTCGGCAGGCGGTAGAATATCCGTCTTCTTTGCGCTTCTGCCAAACCATTGAACAATCGGGACCCGACCGATATTATGATCGCCATATTCGATTTGCTTCTGATTTTCATCAAGTACCTTCCAGTCCGTCGGTGTCCATATGTAATACCGAGTCTTCTTATGCCGTTCAGCGTCATAAATAACGTCTTTATATGCGAATTTTATCAGCATACCCTTATCATCAAACTGCCAGTCCGTAATGTGCTGCGGTTCGACGGCCGTGAGATACGGCAACGCTCTGTTCTTGACGTTATCAGCTACCGATTCGCCAAACTCCACAACGTTGTTCACAACGACATACATAACACCGTACAGTTTAGCAAGTGTCGCTTGCTGACGGATGTACTCCTGTAAACTCGTGCCTTTTCTATCAACGTCTTCCAGGAATACCTTGAACTTCTCCGTGTCTCGGTATTCACGCTTAATCGTATCCCTGAATATCGGGTCTACCGACGCATTGACAATCGGGCCCGTGTAATTCAGGTAGTACGCAAGCTTCTTGCGGAATGCATAGTTCGGTGTGCTCTCTCTCGGGTGTCGAACGAGTCCACGGCCAACAGAGAACAGGCCGACACCGTAATATGCGTCTTTTAACAGCTTGTAGCCATACAGTTTTTCAGAGTCCATTATATTTACTCCTTAATAAATATTGACGTGCGCCGCCTTAATCTGCGGTGCATTTATCTTTTCGGCAATGCCAGTTGTGGCGTCAGGCGCATCATCATGTGCATTTTTGCCCTCTCGCTGATACCGAGTCATTGCCCTGTAATATTCAGGCCATCGGTCTTTCCAGTTGACGGGAAAGTAAATATGCTCCATGACCCACGTGGAATTAGAAAGTATCCTTGCCGCTTTATTCTTCGTCTGCGCGAACGTATTCACAACCGTCTTGTTCAACCGGTACGTATCTTGCAGTATCCGCCGCACTTGCCGGGCAAATCCTCGACCACCGTTATTCGACTCAAAGTCAGCCACGTTTACGTCGTTACGGTACAACATGGCCGCCGTTGCCGGTTCCGTCTCTTCCATAGCGGCTTTCGTATACAAAAGGTCGAGCACATAGGCCTCGCCGTTATACACGCCGTACACAATCGAGCAAAGGTAATCGGCACCCGTGTCAGCTGTATCAGTATAGTTCCGTATAGCCGTAAACAACGGATTGCCGTTTACATCCGTCGGAATGCGGTCGTACGTCTTGAAGCTTGAGTACAGTTGCCCTTTGATGTCTATCGGCTCCTGCTGATAGTTGGCCGAAGCGATATCAGCACCCATGGCACGTACTTTCTCTTCATAACTACGCCGTGACAGTATTTCATCGCAGAGCATGGTACCGTCCGGTTGCAGCGCTTTCATTGTGATGACCTTGGCCGCATCTCCGAAATGCTCAATGGCTCTGCCGGCTAAATCATCCGACGCCCAACGGGTCATAATGATGAGTATCTTGCCACCCTCTTCAAGACGGGACAACATAGTATTTGCGAACCACGTCCATGCCTTCTCCTTCGCCGTCTCGTTGTAGGCTTCTTCGGCGTTCTTTATGATGTCATCGATGATAAGAAGCGAACAGCCGAAGCCCGTCGCCGTACCCGACGGGGACGTGGCCAAATATGAATTGTAACCGCCGTCCAAGCTCCACATGTCCATGGCGGCATCGCCACGCTTAATGCTGACCGCAGGAAATATGTCCGAATATACCGTAATATTCTCATCGGCTTTGACTTCCTGAATGGCATTACGCACGTTCTTGGCAAACGTCGCCGAAAGAATGTTGTTGTATGACCCTGTCATTATCTTTTCAGCCGGATTACGGCCAAGGACCCACTCAACGAATAAACTGGCCGTACGGCTCTTCCCGTGCCGAGGCGGTTCATTAATGATGAGCACCTTGGCTTTTTCATCTTCATAAAACGACTGCAAGGCTTCACACAATTCAACAAGATACCGTCGTTCCGGCTTATAGAAGTCTGAAGCCATCAAATTGCAAAAATAAAAGAACTCACGCCGTGCGAGTTCTCGTTTTGCCTGTCTTTTAATACACTCGTCAATCATCAGCAATCAGCTTCTTTATGTCTTCCGTCTTGATGCCGTCAAAGGGATTATTCTCAATCTTTGCTTGCATATCGACGTTCTTCACATCTCTCCATAAGTCAGGCCGTCTGTTTTTTAACCAGAAGATTTGCGCCGTAACGTCAGGCCGCTCACGCTTGGTTACAATCTTCGTTACCGCAAGCCCTGTAGGCTCACCGTCGGGCGCATACGTCATTTCCCGTGTAACTTCCTCGTATTCATACCCAAGAGCCCGTTTAAGCAATGCATTCTCGACCTCAATGTCAACAACTTCCTTACCTCTTTTTAAGGCGTCAGAAAAGTCGGGGTATTTCTTTTTCCAGGCGTATAACGTATCTCGGCTAATTCCGATATATGAAGCAATATCAGCGTCAGTCGCTCCGTCTCGAGCCAAAGCCTGCAATCGCAAAAGATTGTCAGGCTGAAGCCACATAGCATATTTACCTTTTGCCATTACAGACTCACCTCCTTTGTGCGCCGTACCGAGACTTATTCATGACGCTCTTGGCTACAACGAAGGACTTACAGCCACCGCTCCCGCCGATAGTAATTCCGTTAGCAGAGCATACACCTTTGTGATTATTGAGGCAGGACTGCCGGCAGCACTTTACCTTCGTTAAATTCATCATAATGTCACCCTCTTACGGCGCACGTAAAAAGGACGCCCCGATAAGACGTCCTTAAAGCTCATAAACCTATCAATAACATCGGAAAGTTATTACAAAAACGATCATTGCTACAAAAAACATGAGCAACGCACCAATTTCAGAATATATTGCACGATTTCTCCACTTATCTCCTGGTCTATTAATTTATATAACAAAAAGATTGCGGCGGAGCCTTTATTGTGGGGGCGAAATCATTCAAATCTATGGGGGTTTTATATTCAATAACTCGTTTAATTTTTATTGCAAACCCATAATTCTTATTCTTAAAATATTCTGAAAAATATTGATGCTCAATACCTGCCCCCTTTTCTGTCTGATGCCACAATTGTTCAGGAGTCGCTTTAAGAATATGATCAATATAAAATTCTCCCAAAATTTTCCCACACGGCTTGGTCGCGTATATAACCACCGAAGAAATGTCTTGATTTTTAAAGATATTCTTTCTATACTCAAATTTTTTAGATCCATTAATTATCGCAAACGCAAATTCAGGTTTTATTGATAACAAAACTTTCATTGACTCCACCCATTTCTAATATTCGTCTAAATTGATTTTCCATCAAAGGAAGACAGTCCCATCTACTGTCTCTATTTAAGCCAACATTATCAGCTAATTTTTGTCTAATAAGTCTGACCTTTAATGGGAAATTATACAAGAGCTTAATGATATAAGTCCCTTTTTCTTTACCATAAAATCGAGATAACTCCGCATTAGTAAAAATTGATCCTTTAGAACAATAATCAATATACGCTTCTTTGGTGGGAAAATCCGACGAACGTTTAAGATCTGCAACAGTACAAATGGATGTCGCTACCGAATTATATTCAGCTGGTTTCCCAGACTCACGAGTTCTATAAATTACAACTAAATCACCAACTTTCATTTTAGATATCATCGGCATCCCGGCCACATAAATTTTTTCAATCGTATTAGTAACAGATAAATCTTCAACATTATGATATTTCTCTGTACACAGCTTAGAATCAGGAAACATTTTAGTATGATATGGTGGATAAATTCCTAATAACCAACTTTTGGAATTACTGTTAACTCGTGGAAAGTCCTTGTAAATATCATCTTGAAAACTTTTTGTTTTTATATAAACTAATTCCCCTGTATTCTTCCTTCCGTAGAAAGTGAACCCAAACTTTTCAAAGAGTTCAATCAAAACATCTTGTTTAGGGAATAGCGTAACGTAGGCTTCATCAAACCGCTCATTTATCATTTTTTGAAAAATAATGCTTAAAAACCGCTGTCCTAAAATCGTCCCATGTGCGACTATTTTAAAAGTGCCAATTTTGAGTCGTCTTTGTTTTTCAAAAGGCGGGACAATATTCAAATCTTCTTCATTTTCTTCTTTTAAATACAAAAAACCTCGTATTCTCCCAGGCTCCTTTAGTACAAAAACATACTCTTCTTGCTGAGCTTTCTTTTTAAACCACTCTTCGAATCCAGGATAATCTTTTTTCAAGGAATTAAAAAAAGCATCCTCTAAGTTAAGTTCATTAAATTTAACAACGCTGATAGCATCCCCAGCCATAGCTTATCCTCCCAAAGAAATATTTGCTATCAGTATATCAAAAAATTTACAATAAAGACACAACGCGAAACGAGACGCCCAACCATTGGGGCGTCTCGCCTTGCCGTGCTATATGTTTTCGGGAGGTGTTCACACTATTACTATACCAACATTTTCCGCACCAAATCGGCACAAAAACGCACCATTTGTGACTGTCACGACTTTCCAGACTCATTGAAGAATACGAAATGCGTCTGTACGGGTATCGCCGCGGGTCCGAACATCATCGCCGCTATCTGCTCCAGTACCTTTCCAGAACGCTTACGCACGGCTGTTTCGCTCATGTGCAGCGTGTCGGCTATGCGTATCCATGATGCTCCGTCTATAAAGCGTGCCTCAGCTATTATACGATCCGAATAACTGAGGGATTCAATCGACCTATCTAGTCGACGCATTAACGGCTCGATTTTCTCCAAATCCGACTGAAGTTTTTTTCTTCGACTCTCGAGATTTTCCTTCTCATATATGGCCCGCTCTTCCGGGCTTATCATAATCCCGTTTCCTCCAGGCGTGTGTGACAACGTCGGCACCTTCGGAGCGGCACACAGTGCTTGCGTAGCGTTTAAATCTTCTAAGTCGGCCTTAAGATTCCTAATGTACGTATTGAATTCATGATACCGGGTTAGGTACTCCCGTACCGCATTTATGTAGTCATTATGAAACACTGTGTGCGTCCTCCTTCTTATTGTCTACGTCGTTCGGGTATCGTTCTTTTACCTTGTCATAAAATTCTTCTAAGTCTTCTTGTGAAAAAGCCGTTATAATTCCATGCTCATCTCTACTTATATAGTCGCCGTGTTCGACCTCGATGTACGAATATGCTCCTCTTGCCGGGAGATATTCACGAATTACAATTAAAGGAAGTTCCCCCGCTTTCTCGAATTTCCATTTATACTCCCTACCATAAATTTCATTGTTTTCGTTTAAAAATTTCTCAACTTCGCCGTTATTGTTATAAAACCTCTGAACAACTATTTCCGTCGGTTTATGTGCAAACTTCATCATATTTTTGCCTCCAACACGACCTCGATTCTCGGCCGCTCGCTATAGAATTTTCGTGCGAATATCTCACATACGACGCTGTCATCTTTTAATACCGTGCCGTTAAGGGCATCGA